CTGGTCATTCATTTAACTGCAGAGTCCAGAAAGTTGAAACCTGGGGGGGCACCCACAGAATGTGCGCCTGTCATAAGATCACGGACATCTCCTCGCACACTGTTTACTATTGTTGCCCACCTTGCCTCGCCAATCCGGGACGCGCCATAGGCAATCAACCACCCCAGAAACAGTTCGACTCCACTAAGGGGTACCCCGGTGAAGGGCCAGGCGTTATCAGACAACAAGATATGAAGGTCTTCAAGCACATTATCAATTTGAGTTTTAAGAACGAGGATGCAGAGGAACTTTCCATTTGCTGTTCTATGGAGCTCAATTGTCCTGTGCCAGGACATTATCACTATCGCCGCCCAAACAAAAAGCCGGGGCCTAAATCGGACAATAAGAAGAAACACCCAGCTAAGGTCCGCATCGACAGAAAAGCACAACTTTGTCACGAGCACGTTTGCGGTACCCGTTGTACTCAAAACCACCTTCACACTCGAGAGCAGCATGAGAAGGATTGGGGAGATCGTGTTGCATGGGACATCACAGCAGAGAGTGAGAACCTTGGAGACTCTTCGGAGTCATCCGCACCCCTCGGGGTCGCACCAGTTTCGGCTGAGACGGACGACAAGTCCACTGGTTCTTACAAATGGCTGCCTGTCACCAAGCAGAGCGCTCCAATCGCTACCGAGGAGAAAGGGATGGATACCTGGCCACAAGTTCAATTGCCTCAACCTGAGAAAGACGAGGAAAAGACTGAACTCCAGATTCTAGGTTACCCAAAGTACCATGAGCTGTGCACTAAGCTCTACTGGATGTTGACGGCCAAGAAAGAAAATGCTGGTTTGCTCACCGGTATGGCCATGGAAGGCGGTTATGTTCAAGGCATCGTTGAAGGCACTTATGGCTTAGAGGAGTTTATCCTGGCTGCTAAACTGGTCATTTTTAATAATGAGACACAAACAGCGGCCACGCCAGCTCCTCCTGTTGAGCCCGTCGCACCAGTGTCACCTGTCGTGCCAGAACCAAAACCACCTGCCCCACGCGTCAAGACATTTAAATGGAGATGCAAAATAGACAATTGCACTTTGGTAATTCGACGCCCCCGCATCGAGATTCCAAAGGAACGGCCACAGCTAAGGAACGTTACCATGGCGGCCCGCAATCTCTATTTTCCACGCTGCATACTGCAGGAGAAGATTAAGCTTCGTCATGTCACACCAAAGGCCCGTCAGACGCACTACCCTGGTTTTTACGATGCCATCGAGCCTGGGTTTTACAACGGGAAGGAAGACAGCGTTGTGTTGACCGATTTTGACAAGATCGAGCCACGCACCATTTTCATGGCCTCATTCACAATTGACCACCCGGAGGGGCTGTTCGACAGCATCCTCAAGTGGATCTTCCCTGTGGAAGAGGTTCATTTCAAGAATAAACAACGCCGCACCGAAGTTAATGAAGCTCCGCGAGTTTACAGATCGACGGAAAGCAGGGCAAAATTGTGGTCTTGGATGACAGGAGACACCGAGACAATGTACTTGACAGGAGGACGGAAGAAGATCGTTAAAAGGGATGTGTTGCACAACGTGTTGGTTGACGCTGGTTTAGGTGGTTCGTCCACTTCTCCGGTGTACGTCAAAATGGCCAGTGTTATACTTAGGCACCCGAGCCTGGCCAAGCACAAACCTATTACCGTGGACGGCAAATTTCGCGAAATCTTCGTCCACTATGTCACCGATCTCATCTCCAAGTACAAACTCATGTTCACCGACCTCAATCGCAGACCTGACGTGTTGCTCAACACGGTTATGTTCATCTGCAATCAAGCTGTCGCGCAGCGAATCAAGGTTCTAGGTGTTTGCCCAACCATTGAACCAAAACCTTTAAACGAGAAGGACCGAATCTCACCTTTGACCCAGAGATTCGAGGGCCAGAAATAGGGGAAAACGTCCAGCGACTGGACGAAACCAAGATTACTAAGAAGTTTTACTTCGACGAAGATGGTTTCGACGTCATCCGAGGAGGTGAATTCCTCATCGATGGCGAAATTAATTTCCCCGAACCCACCACCACCAGCCGTCCTAAGATAGACCGAAGCAGACGTATGTTCTATGGACCTTCGGTGGTGCACACTGGCGTACAATATGGTAACACGAATTTCAACGTTCGATACGGTCTCAGAAGGATGTTGTCCCTCAAGTTTCCACCTGAGACCGGAAAGGACAAGAAAATGCTTGAGAACCAGCACAAGTTCATTCACCAGCACAAGTGGTTGATTGATCAGATCGAAAGTCGAAATGAGAAGTATTTTGATGATTACGAGGGTATGGATGAAGAGGCACTGCAGCACGTTGATGATCCGCACTTGAAGAGATTGCTTCGATTGTTTACGTGGGAGGAGATTGAAAATAATGGCGTCATGTTCGACCACCTCTGGTTGACTAGCGTCCTTTACAAGATGAAGATAAGAGAATGGGCCAAGAACGGAAAGTACCCGCGGATGATCGGAGACCTTGGAGTCGCCGCTAGTTTGCAGGGTTTCCGTCTCACCCACTTTCTTAAGAAAGCACAAGCCAATGAGCCCATCCATCATGAAGGTGTTGAATTCGAGTTCGTCAAGACTCCGGATCCCTTCGTGTTAGAGAAAGTGTTCAACAAGCTTATCAATCCCCCCGGCCGCGGTTACTTCTGCTACTTTTCTGATGATAGTTGCTATTCTGTACGAGACAGCAACGGAGATGTTCATACTTTCAACGTGGATATCTCCTCCTGCGACTCGTCACACGGGGACACCCTATTTAAAGCACTCATCGGAACAATACCAAACCCCTGGAAAGGAGACATGACTAGGCTCGTGGAGCAGTGCAAGCTGCCAATCAGGATACAAGACCTCAACAACAAGAAGAATGTGGTCATCCTGAAACCCACGCGCATTCGTCTTTACTCCGGTAGCACCATTACCACCGCGATCAACAATCTCGCTTCTCTTCTCATTGGTGTGGCACTTGCTGAAAGCCATGCTACGACCAGCGCAGGACTCATCGAAGCCGCCTTCAAGGTAGGCTATGTAATCACCTGCACTGAGAACGAGACTTACTCTGATCTTCAATTTCTCAAGAACAGCCCTGTCTATGACACTGACGGGGTGTTACGACCTTTGCTGAATCTCGGCGTACTTCTTCGGATCACTGGTACATGTCACGACGACCTCCCTGGACGGAAACACATCCCACTGCGGCAACGAGCACTCAACTTCCAACGTAGTGTTCTTCAAGGCGCCTACCCCCGAGTACACTTCAAACTCATTGACGCCATGAAAAGACAAGCCGTGGAGGGACAACTCATCCAGGATGACAGAATCGAAAGCCTCCTGCGCTACAAGGTTGTCCAGAACGACAAGTATCCGGTGTTCACTGTCTCTAATTCCGAGTTGTACAAACGTTACCACCTCACTCCCCTGCAGGTTGAGCAGGTTGAACTCCTTGGTCAAATGTCTTATGGCGAGCACATCGCAAACCCCGGATTATCTGCGGTGCTTGAGAAGGACTATGACTTAGGTTGTGATTGTGAGGATACTGAATAATGTGGAACAAGAGAGCCTTGCCTCC